GAAGAAGATGTTCATAAATTTATTGAAGATTTCAAAATAGAATTTATGAATCTGCCTGTTGAAGAAATATCCTCACCTAGAGGTTGTAATGGTATTTCTCAATACTCCGATTCGGCTACCTTGTATAAGAAAGGCACACCAATTCATGTTAAGGGTGCCATACTTTATAACTTTCATTTGAAAAAACTTGGCCTAGAAAAACAATATCCACTCATACAAGAAGGTGAGAAACTCAAATTCATCTATCTTAAAATGCCTAATCCCATTAAAGATACAGTCATTAGTTTCCCACAGAGATTGCCAAAAGAGTTTGAGATACAACAGTTTATTGATTATGATACACAGTTTGACAAGGCCTTTGTTGAACCAATTCGTATTGTGTTAGATTGTATGGGTTGGAAAACAGAGAAACAGAATTCGTTGGAGAGTTTCTTTGGATAACATTCGTGTCATACAAACTGGCTTAGATGTAAGTAAAATTAAAAATGAGCTAGAATTATTTCCACAAGATTGGGGTATTCAAACAGATATGGCTCATGCTGAAATGCTAGACCCTACTGTTAATCTAGTAAGTGCCAAAGTTTTACAATTGGTTGTAGGTGCGGTGCGAAATGCGGATGAAGATGCTAGAGATTCAGAGCTTTGTATTCCAACTCCTGCATGTGGTCACCACACCGAAATACTCCGCTGGGCATGGAAAACATTTGGCCGTTTTGCTCGTTGTGCCTTTTTGTCTTTGCCTGTTGGTAAAATAGTAGGCAAGCACATAGATGAAGGCACTTATTACCTTACGAAAGACCGATATCATCTTTCCATCCAAGGCCGTTATAGATATAGTGTAGGAGATGAATCTGTGATTGTAGAACCTGGCACATTCCTGTGGTTTAATAATAAGTTACCACACGGCACCGAAAACATTGGTGATGAAACACGCATTACATTTGTGATTGATGTACCTCACGACCCAAAAAATCCATGATACAAGTTTGGTTACCTTTTTCAACAGCAATTGCTCTCTCAGGCATAGCCGCCTATTATTCAGTAATTGGCCTTGCACAGATATTTCCTGGCTCTTTTTGGCCAATTATCTTAATGGGTTCTGTATTAGAGGTGGCTAAATTAGTAACAGTATCTTGGTTGTATAACAATTGGAACAATACTATACGAGTGATGCGATATTATTTTTTATCGGCTATCGTGTTACTCATGGTGATTACTTCAATGGGTATTTTTGGTTATCTTTCAAAAGCACATTTAGATTCTAATGTAATTCTTGGTGCAAACTCAGTTCAATTAAAAACATTAGAAACACAAGAGAAGATTGCAAAAGATAGGTTGACATATCTATTACAGAGAGCAGGCGACCCAGCAACAGCAAGCAATAAGATTGACAGGCAGATACAAGAAACACAGACAGAACTAAAACGAATTTCAACAGAGAAGTTGCCGTTGATGGCCGAAGAAAACAAATTGGCGGCCGAGATAGGGCCAATTAAATATATTGCCGAGTTGTTCTACTCTAAAGATGATCCAGGTTTTATTGACAAGGCAGTAAGAGCAGTCATTATGGTTATCATTATTGTATTTGACCCGCTTGCCGTTCTGTTACTGATTGCCGCCAATCAAACATATAAAAATATTCAAAACAGTCCCAAAGAAGAACTGAGACCTATCAAAAAGGCAAAGAAGAAAAAAGTAGTTGACAACACACCACATATTAGTATAGAATCCTTTTATACAGACAGCAATAGTGAAATAATTCCTAAAGACAAAATTACCAGATTAGATGGAGGTTCCTTTTAACATGAGTTTACTTGACAAACTAAAAAAGAATACAACGATTAAAGATAGTGCTATTCTTTCCAAATCAAAATTCTTTACCGACAAAGATGTAATACCAACTGAAGTGCCAATGGTTAATGTGGCACTTTCAGGCTCACTAGATGGTGGTTTGGTGCCTGGCCTTACGATGTTGGCGGGACCATCAAAACACTTTAAGACAGCCTTTGCTTTGTTGATGGCTTCATCTTATACCAAAAAGTATAAAGATGCGGTGATACTATTCTATGATTCAGAATTTGGAACTCCACAAAAGTATTTTGAAACTTTTAACATTGATAAAGAAAGAGTTCTTCATACACCTATCACCGATGTTGAGCAACTAAAGCACGACATTATGGTTCAATTACAAGAACTAGGTAAAGACGATAAACTCATTATCATTTTAGATTCAATTGGTAATCTAGCATCAAAGAAAGAAGTTGATGATTCCATTGAAGGTAAATCTGTTGCAGATATGACCCGTGCTAAACAAATTAAATCTTTGTTCCGCATGATTACACCACATCTTACAATCAAAGATATTCCAATGGTTGTAGTGAATCACACCTACAAAGAAATTGGTATGTTTCCACGAGATATTGTTGGCGGTGGCACAGGTTCTTATTACTCCGCTGATACAATTTGGATTCTTGGCCGTCAACAAGACAAAACCGCAGGTGAAGTTTCAGGTTATAACTTCATCATTAATGTGGAGAAATCTCGTTTTGTCCGTGAGAAGTCAAAGATTCCTGTAACAGTATCATTTGAAGGCGGTATTCAGAAATACTCTGGCCTTTTAGATGTTGCTCTAGAGGGCGGCTTCATACAGAAACCATCCAATGGTTGGTATGCAAAAGTTGACCAAGAAACAGGTGAGTTGGGTCAGAAGTATCGTGAAGCTGACACACATCATAAAGATTTTTGGGGAGACCTGCTAAAAAATGAGAAGTTTAAAGAATTTATTAATCAGAAATATGCTATCTCTTATGGAAGCATTATGCGAGAAGATGATGTTTTGGAAGAAACCGAAGATGCTTAAAGAAGGCAAAGATTTCGTCTTTGTTGACTTTAAGAATACCGACATTACAGGTATTCAAATCATTGCTGGTGATTATGAAGGTGTAGTTTATCATTATCATCAAGCAAAAATAGTTGAAGAAGGCGAAATGGCCAGATTGAAGTTTGGTTTCACCATTATCCATCCAGGTAAACATGACATTGACCTCTTGAAAGATGATGAGGATTTTGTTACAATCATGGGTGATATCTTAACACATATATTAACAGAAAAAGCGAAAGCAGATGAGCAGATTAGAACAGACGATTCTGAAGAATTTAATTTATAACGAGGCATATACAAGAAAAGTTTTACCTTTTATTCGTTCTGATTATTTTTCTGATGATGCAGAGAGAATTGTATTCAAAGAAGTATTTGATTTCGTAAACAAATACAAAAACTTACCAACTCACGAAGCACTTGTAATTAATTTCACCGAAACTAAATCGTTGACCGAACCACAAGTAAGGTCAGCGATTGAACTTCTCAACACTATCAAAGAAACAAAAGATGACACAGTAGAACTGGCTTGGCTTTCTGAGCAAACTGAGAAGTTTTGCCAAGACAAAGCCATCTACAATGCCATCATGGAATCTGTTGGCATCTTAGACGATAAACAATCTAAGAAGAACAAAGGTGAAATACCAAAACTACTAAGTGATGCTCTAGGCGTTTCATTTGATAGTAATGTTGGTCACGATTATATTCAAGATTATGATTCACGATATGACTTCTACCATCGTGTAGAATCTAGGGTTAAATTTGATTTAGATATCTTCAATAAAATTACCAAAGGCGGTCTGCCAGTTAAGACACTCAATATTGCTCTTGCAGGCACAGGTGTTGGTAAATCATTGTTCATGTGCCATTGTGCAGCTGCTTGTATCAGTCAAGGCCTCAATGTTCTATACATCACACTAGAAATGGCCGAAGAACGAATCGCTGAGCGTATTGACGCCAATCAATTGAACTTGACAATGGATGAATTGCGTATCATTAGTAAAGCTGATTATGAAAGAAAGTTTTCGGTTCTCAAAAACAAAACACAAGGCAAATTAATCATCAAAGAATATCCAACTGCTTGTGCTTCGGTACTCCACTTTCGTGCCTTGTTAAATGAATTGGCTCTAAAGAAAACATTTAAGCCTGACATCATCTTTATTGATTATCTAAACATTTGTGCCTCTGCTCGTATCAAACCAGGTGGTAATGTAAACAGTTACACCTACATTAAATCTATTGCAGAAGAACTCCGTGGTTTGGCTGTTGAGTTCAATCTACCTATCGTTTCTGCCACACAAACAACTCGTAGTGGCTATTCTAACTCCGATGTCGGCCTAGAAGATACAAGTGAATCATTTGGTCTGCCTGCTACTGCCGATTTCATGTTTGCTTTAATCTCAAATGAAGAACTAGAATCTCTCAATCAAATGTTGGTCAAACAGTTGAAGAATCGTTATGGTGATCCAAATTTATACAAACGATTTGTGATTGGTGTTGACAGGTCTAAGATGAGATTGTATGATGCTGAACCATCGGCACAACAAGGCATTTCTGATTCTGGCCAAGATGAAAACATTCCTGATGTGCCATTGAATACCTTTGGTAATCGTGAGAGAAGATTTAATAATAAATTTAACGACCTTAAAGTATGAGTTTAAACCTTCAACAAGCCCAACATTGTGCTAAAGTATTTGAAGATTACTTTGGCAACTTCAATCGTATTGATGAGTATATGCGAGAGCAGAAGCTCAATGCTTTAGCAGAAATGCCTTTTTCTTTACCAGGATGTGGTCCTGAAGAAGATTTGTTTAGTGATTTCACAATGAATCCACAAGATATGGATTTTGAAGTTGTTGAATTAGAACCATCAAGATGGCAACTATACTTAGATATCATCTCATCACATAATAATTTAAACAGTCCTGGCCGTAATGTTCGTTTGGCTGTATTAGAAAAGAAAACTCAAAAGTGGGTTGGTTTTATTCGTCTTGGTTCTCCTACAATTATGATGAAGCCAAGAAATCAACTTCTTGGTTGTGTAATGACCAATGAACTAGAAACCGCACAATCGTTTAATCGTGCTGCTGCCATGGGATTTGTCATTGTACCAGCACAACCATTTGGTTTTAATTATCTTGGCGGTAAATTACTGGCTGCTATTTGTTGTTCACATGAAGTGCGAGAGATATTAGACAAAAAATATAAGATGAACACCTGCTTGTTTGAAACCACAAGTTTGTATGGCACCACAAAAGCTGTATCACAATACGATGGCATGAAACCTTATCTACGATTTGGTGGTGTAACCGAATCAAATTTTTTACCAATGATGCATGGCAAACCATATGAAGATTTGAAAAATTATGTTGAAGATATTGTGGGTGAGTTTGTGCCTGCCGATGCTAGTTCTCGTAAACTAAAGATAAGCACCACAATTATTGCGATGACCAAAGCCGCATTAAAGAATCATAAGAGTGATTATGACTCGTTTATGAATACAATTGAGAAGGCTAAAGGTCTGACTGAACAAAAGCGATATTACTATTCTAACTATGGATTCTCCAACTTTAAAGATGTGGTTCTTGGTAAAACAGACAAACTAATTAAAGATAAAGAGAACTATGATAAATTTCACCTGGTGAATCTAGTAGAATGGTGGAGAAAAAAGGCTTGTAGTAGATATACAACACTTCAAACCGAGAACCGATTGAGAACAGAAATGGAAGTTTGGACTGGTGACAAAGAGATAGATATTATAAGATAAATAGAGGATATTTTAAAAGGATAATCATGCAAGGCTTTTTGTCTTTTCTAGTTGAATCTGAGCAAGAAACTCAAACTCACGAACTAGAACACCCAATTAAAGGAAAATACACCCTTCATAAAAAAGGAGATTATCACCATGCTAAAAATAAGTATGGTGAAGTTACACACACTTTTTACAAAATGGATCCAGAACATATTGTTGGTCGTTTATCTCACGAGCACGATATACACTCTAAAACTAAAAAAAATAAAGTAGAAGAATCCATATTAATAGAGATGTCCTCTTCCTCTGTTAATATTCATCGTGGCGCTTTTAATGAAGCTATGTTTGCATATCACGCTAATGGACAAAAATGGGTTGACGATAATCATAAAAAAGCAGCTTTTCATCATAAATCAATGTTAGACAAATTTGATAAATTAGAAGCTCGCAGACAAAACGATAGAGCTCAAGCACAAGTTAAATCGTTTACTGAACACGCAAAGAAAAATGGATATTCAAAAATTAAAGCTGTTCATTTAACTGCCAAACCAGGTGATATTGAAAAACATACCGGTATCAAAGCAACACAACAAGAAAATCCTTCTGATGTAGTTGTTCATTTTCATAATAAACCAAAAACAGCTGAACACGGATATCTTGGTGCATCATTGAAATCTTCTTCTGCTAAAAAAATAGGTTTTCATAATGGTGGCCTTGGTGCTATTTCTAAATCTCTTGGTGGTGTTGATTTAGAAAGTGAAGCAAAAAAACAACAAATGTCTTATATTAAGAAAAAAGGATTACCAACAGTTCTTTCTCAAGCCGCAGCTAAAGTTGCAGGTAAAAAAGAAACAAAAAGTTATCGTAAAAATCCTGCTTACACAGAAGCTTCTGAACACATGAATATGATTGATAATAAAGTTCGTAACAAACTTCATGGACATTATTCAACAATGAAAACTGATGAGTTAAAAGAACATTTGTTAAAAACATATGTTAAAGCTAGTACCAC